GTGCTTCCAGTTAATACTACAATGGATCCTCGTAGTTCAGGAAACTGGGACATTAAAGACATGCGAATTGGTACCGTGTTACAATGGAAACCACAGCATGTGCAAGTTCGGGCTTACAATGAAAAGACTGGTCAAAGAGAAGATATTTGGGTCCATAAATCAATTGTAGCCATTGTTGAAAATCCTTTTTATTCCGTAATGAACGAACCCAACTCGACGCTTCAACGACTTGTTCACAAGCTTGCTTTGTTGGATAACGTTGATGAAATTTCAAGTCAAGGAAAGTTGGATATTATTATTCAGCTTCCTTATGTGGTTAAATCGGAAGCAAGGAAAGATCAAGCTGAGAAACGTCGTACTCAAATTGAAGAGCAACTGACTGGTAGTACTTATGGTATTGCTTATACTGACGGTACTGAGAAAATTACTCAGCTTAATAGGTCTGTAGAAAACAACCTTCTTGCACAAGTCCAATACCTACAACTTCAGTTGTTTAATGAGCTCGGCCTTACGGCTGAAATCATGAATGGGACTGCAGACGATGTAGCAATGCTTAACTATATGAACCGTACTATTGAGCCGGTTATGGATGCAATTGTCGAAGGTATGGCAATGAAGTTCTTGACTAAAACTGCTCGTACTCAAGGGCAGAAAATCATGTACTTCCAAACGCCACTTAAGATGATCCCGATTAGTCAACTTGCAGATATTGCAGATGCACTTAGTCGAAACCAAATTGCTACGCCAAACGAACTTCGACCTGCTATCGGACTTAAACCATCGGTTGAACCACAAGCAAGTCAGTTAGTTAATAGTAACATGCCATTGGATCAGCAAATCACAAGCGGAAAGGATAAACCAACTCCGTCTGCGATTAGTCCTGATGAAGCAGCATTGGACAAAGAGATGTCCGATCTTGGAATTGAGGCATAATGCCTAATGCTGCAAATTATGATCCAGCTAAAGCGCATGAATATTACGAACGAACAAAAAAACTAAAAGGTCGAAAAAAGGGTACTAACAAATCTAAAGGTTCTGGTCAATCTAATGGGTCGTCATCTTCGGCCTCAAAAACTTCTGAACAGACTTCTACTGCTAATGCCACAATTGTAAGGCTGAAAGCAAAAGTCACTGCCCTAACCAAAGCCCTCAGCGAGGCTAAGCAAATTTTGAGTGAGAAGCGTCAAGCCGAGGCTAAGACCAAAAGAGAAAACTCTGATGGCAAAACGACCGTTGAAGAACGGACAGCTTCTAAGAAGTATCGAGATACACACAAAGCAGAAATAGCTGCGAAGCGTTCTAAAAGTGAGCCTGAGTCAAGGTCGTTATCTTCTTTAACTATTGACGAGCTCTCTGATAGAATTTCTCGAATTACGAGCGCACTGAGTGAAGCTAAACGACAATTGGCAGAAGCAACAAAGTCTTTTGGTCATTTTGCTCATGCCGATTTCATTGATTCCAACCTGAAGCTCAGTGACATTACGCTTCTACATTCAAACAGCAGAAAGGACACCGCCGTGGAAACAGCGGATTTTAGTGGCTATGCCACTCGAAATAATCTGAGGTGCAGCGATGGGCGGACCATTCTCGCTGGCGCCTTTGACCAGAATGATGGTGATGTTGTACCATTAGTCTGGCAGCATGGACACGAAGAGCCCACAAACGTGCTCGGTCATGCTAAGCTTGAAAGACGCGATGACGGTACGTACTGTCGCGCATATTTCAATGCAACGGCTGCCGGTCAGCATGCCAAAGAGATGGTAAAACACGGAGACGTGAAATTCCTCTCTATTTGGGCAAACCAGCTTGTTGAACGCGTTACTGACGCCTCAACCCGCGCCAAGGATGTCATCAAGGGAAACATTCGCGAGGTTAGCCTCGTACTTGGTGGTGCCAACCCTGGTGCCTTTATTGATAACATTGCCATTGCTCATGGTAATGGAGAGTTTGATGTTGTCTCTGACGAAGCCTATATTACTACAGGCTTGGAAATCGAGATGGATGATCCTCTTTCTCACGCCGATACTGATACTGAGACCGAGACTGTTCAGGACGTTTTGGACACTCTCGATGAGAAGCAAATGAATGCTGTCAACTATCTTGTCAGCCAAGCTCTCATTGCAGGCGGTAGTGACTCAATGGAACACAGTGACACCGAAGGCGATGAGACCGATTCGACTGATGACTCTAGCGTAGATGAGAGTTCTGAAAGCGAAGAGGTGTCTACTGACTCCGAGGATTCAGAAGAGTCTAGCGACTCTACTGTTTCTGAAGACGCCGACACCAACGATGGATCTGATGAGTCTACGGAGTCCGATGACTCTGACGACTCGGAAGGCTCCGAAGATTCAGACGCTGAGGCCGGCGACGCCGTCCAGCATAACGACACCCAGGAGGGCAATAGCATGACGCATAACGTTTTTGACCAGGCTCGGGGGAATGCATCCACACCCCGTCCCCAGGCTCAACTTTCGCACGACGATGTCAAAAGCATCGTTGAGGATGCAAAAAGGAACGGTTCTCTTAAGCACGCAATTGAGAATTTCGTTGCCCAGAATGGTGTGACGATTGATGGTCAGCTGCAGCACGGTATCGAGAACATTGAGTACTTGTTCCCAGATGCTCAGACCATTGAGAACTCTCCTCAGTATGTTTCTCGTCGTATGGAGTGGGTGGACCAGGTTCTTGGTTCAGTTCGTAAGAGCCCATTCTCTCGAATCAAGAGCATTACTGCGGACATCACCCCAGATGAAGCTCGTGCTCGGGGTTATGTCAAGGGTAACTTGAAGAACGAAGAGTTCTTTGAGATGTCCAAGCGAGAGACCACTCCTCAGACGATCTACAAGAAGCAGAAGCTTGACCGCGATGACGTGATCGACATTGTCGACCTTGACGTCGTGACCTGGCTGAAGGCTGAAATGAAGGTCATGTTGGACGAAGAGCTCGCTGGTGCTATCCTTGTTGCTGATGGTCGCTCAAATGGCCACGACGACAAGATCATCGAGACTAAGATCCGTCCAATCGCTACCGATGCCGAGCTGTATGCCACCACGGCCTACGTTAACCTTCTCGACACCGACTCGTCAATTGAAGAGCTCGTTGACTCGGTCATCGCGCACCGTCGTTACTACAAGGGATCTGGTACTCCTACGTTCTATACGACTGAGGGCGTTATTTCTTCGTTCCTCACCGTCAAGGACAACTTTGGACGTCGTCTCTACAACAACCTTACTGAAATTTCGGCGGTTCTTCGTGTGAAGGACGTCATTCCGGTTGAGGTTATGGAGCGAGATGCCACTCTTGTCGGTATCATGGTCAACCTTTCGGACTACACCCTTGGCGCAGACCGCGGTGGTCAGGCTACGATGTTTGACGACTTCGACCTTGACTACAACAAGCTACTTTACCTGATCGAGACTCGCGTCTCTGGTGCTTTGACGATCCCGAAGTCAGCTCTTGTGTTCCGTAGCGTCGCTGTTGGCGATGAGCTTGTGGTTCCGACTGAGCCTGCGTTCGATGGTGACGACGTTACCGTTCCGACCATCACTGGTGTTGTTTACCACCAGGACACGGCTACTGGTACGGTCATGACGACCGGTGCTCCAGTTGCAGTGGCTGATGGCATCACCCTTCACGTTGTCGCGACGCCTGCTAGCGGATACTACTTCGCTAACAACGTCACCGACGAGTGGGACTTCACTGGAGTCTAAGGGGCGACAATGGCACGCTTTTACGGAAAGATCGGATACGGAGTATCTGAAGAGACCGTATCAGGTGTGTGGTCGGACGAGATCACCGAGCGGGCCTATCATGGAGATATTCTCAACGATTTGCGTTCCACGTCATCGTCCGAGAAAGTTAACGATGATATTCGATTGCAACACCGAATTTCGATCGTTGCTGACGCATATGCACTAGGGAATTATCTTCAGATCAAGTACGTGGAGTGGGCGGGGTTTCTCTGGACTGTTAACTCAGTCGATGTGGAGAGGCCCCGCCTAATCCTCTCATTGGGAGGTGTATACAATGGGCCAGTCCCAGAGGTTATTATTCCATAATGCTCTTACGGCTTTATTGGGATCGTCCAATGTATATTTTCAACCACCACCTGACCGACAAATGCAGTACCCTTGCATTGTCTATGAACGTGATAACCAATCTGTCAAAAGGGCCAATAATTCGGCATACAACCTTAAACAGCGTTATCAAGTCACGTACATCGATCAAAACCCTGACGGTGATCCGATTGATGCTCTTGCGGTATTTCCGCTTAGTGCATTTAGTCGCCACTTTGTGACGTCCGGACTCAACCATGACGTCTTCTCGATCTACTACTAGGAGGAATTAGAATGGCCCGACTTACTTGGGATAACACTGGGGAGCGTCTGTATGAAACCGGCGTAGACCACGGTGTTCTTTACATCCCAGATGGGAGCGGCGACTACAGCGATGGCGTGGCCTGGAATGGTCTTACCACAGTTACTGAATCACCTTCGGGTGCCGAGGCTACAGCGCTGTATGCCGACAACATTAAATACCTTGACCTTCGGTCCGCCGAAGAGTTTGGTGCAACAATTGAAGCGTACACCTTCCCGGATGAGTTCCTTATGTTCGACGGTGTTGCTTCTCCTTCGCCCGGCGTTAACGTTGGGCAACAGTCACGCAGCACCTTCGGGTTCTGCTACAGGACAAACGTTGGTAATGACGTTGATGGATCGGACCACGGCTACAAGCTGCATCTGATTTATGGTGCTACGGCTTCTCCCTCTGAGAAAGCTTATGCAACAATCAACGACTCTCCTGAGGCGATTACGTTCTCTTGGGAGGTTTCAACGACCCCAATTGCTGCTGGCGGATCACTTAAGCCAACGGCTCAGCTCATCATCGATTCGACGAAGGTTGACTCGGGCGATCTTGCGGCGTTGGAGGACCTTCTTTACGGAGAGTCTGGCGACCCGCAGATGCCTTCGCCAGCTACCGTTATCGCTCTGTTTGGTGCTGGTATTACTACGGTCGACA